TTTTCTTTTGGATTACCTGAAACAGTACGTGATGTGTATATGCGTGCAATGTTAAATGGTGAGGTAAATGATTTTGATGAATTGTTAGATGAAATTATGCGTGTTCAATCGCTAAAAACATTTGGTAAATATACAACAGTTGGTGCAGCTACATATGGTACAGGTAAAGCTATTAAAGCAGTAGGAGGTGGACGTAAAACACAAATGGCAGGTGAAGTTGGTACATTAGTTACCTTATCATCTGTATTAGAAGGTCAAGTACCTACTAGAAAAGATTTTGCGCATGCTGCTGTATTAATTTTTGGATTACACGGTGCAGCAGGTGGTATTAACAAATTGTATCATGTGTACAAAAAATATGGCGTACATCCACGTGATATGCAAACATTGTCCCAAAGAAGGGAAGACGTAAAAACTGATCTATTAGACCCTGATATTATAGAGCCAAGAGCATTGGCAGAGTTAAACGATGCGTTTATTGCAGGTTTAGAAAAAGAAGCAGGCATCAAACTTGTAGAACCACCTAAATTTGAGCCAAACACTAAAGTAGCTATAGAACCGTCTGGTTCACGTGAGGCTACTGTATTAAACAGGCAAGAAATTAATGGTGAGGTTATTTTAGAAGTTAAACTAGATAATGGTGAAATTGTACATGTAAAAGAAATAGATGTACGTGCGCCAATGGAAGCAACTAATGAAGTTATAAATGTTACTAAAGATGGCAAAATAGAAATAACTGAAAAAGTAGAAACTAATTTTGGTGAAAGACAAACTAAAGGTGAGTTTAATACTGACATTGTAGAAGTTGCTGCAAGAAAAGCTGAATTAGCTAAAAACGATAACTTAGGTAAAGCACCAGAAAAAATAGCTGAAGACATTAGACTTATATCTAAAACAGAAACAGTTATACAATCTAAAGAAACAATTGGTACACCAGATGTATTTGTAAATCTAAAAGCAATGCCTGAAGTTGCTGCATCTATTAAAACAAATCTTAGTAAGCCAAGTGTTAAGATGGAAAACACTAGCGCAGTTATTGCAGAAAACTTTAAAGTAGTACGAAAGCAAGATGCTATTAGTAGGGTGCAAGAGGTGTTTCACGTGACACGTGATGGGCCATCTACACGTAAAGTAGATAGTATTGTTTACCGTACAAACAAAGGTCAAAACATTGCATTTCCTAGAAGTGTTGTAGAAAGTTTAGCAACATATAAATACACTACAAAAGATGGAAAAATAGAAACAGGTAACACAAAGTTTGGTGTTATTGATGATGTATTAGTTGTACTAGAAAAAGATTTACAGTTTTACAAAGGTCAAATAATAGCAGCCGTTAGAGGTGAAAAGATTAATGGACAGTTAGATCATCAAGCTAACAGTTATTACAATACACACATTGCTAAAAAAGACCGTGTATTTCCTGACACAGAAACAAAATTCCGTACAGATGAACGTGTAGAAAGCAGTAAAGGTGATGACACTTGGGGTATACCTAATGAGCCACCACCAGAAATGCCTATTAATGCTCAATACAAAAAATTATATAACAAATCTAAAGGCCTAGATACCTTTGATCTTGTTGAATTAGTAGAAGTGCTAATTAACAGAACGCCTATTGTAGAGCGTATGAACAAAGCAGGTTTGCGTGGTTACTTTCAATTTGGAAAAGTTAAAGATGGCATTCCACAAAAAATGTCAAAAGAAGAATTAAAAGTAGTTGTTAGTCGTGCATTACAAGAAAACCCTAAAGATTTTACAATGACATTAGCCCATGAAATAGGGCATTTAATTGATTACCTACCTGCAGAAACTATGAGCAAAGGTAATATTCTAGGTTCACTAGCTGCACTTAAAGGCTACATGAACAAATGGATTGATGGCAAAGCAGATGGCGCACAAATATTAAGTAAAGCAGAAATAGCTAAACTTAAAAAAGAAGCTGAAGTAGAAGCTGCTAAAAAAGAACCTAAAGTAGACAAAGAAATTACAGAAGATTTACAGATCACACCTGAAAAAATACTAGATATATTCCGTGTGCCTGACATTAAAAATAAAATTAACAAAGAGTTTTATGAAGCATTTGTCAAAATGGATGGCAAACTTAAAAAACTTATAACTAAAAGTGCAATGCGTGGAATGATTGACCCACACATTAAATCATTAGTTGATAGAATAAATGGCAAAAAACCTAAGACTGAAGCTGAAGCTAAAATGTCTGAAGAAGCTGCTGAAATATTTAAACGTAAATTTGAAACAGAAATTAGAAATAGAGGGCTAGTTAGTAGACAAGAAATAACTGCAGAATTGCAGGCGTTATCTGCATTGTGGAAACCATTTAACAGACAAGCAGACCCTAAATACACTGCATACAGAGATAATCCACGTGAATTAATGGCTGATTTTATGATGGCTTATTTATTACGCCCACAATGGACAATGTTAAATGCGCCTAAATCATGGCAAATGTTTAACTACCATATGTACAAACGGCCTGAAGTAAAAGCCCAGTACGAAAAAGTACAGAATGAGATTAACGCAGGTTCAGATGCACGTTTTTCATCTATGGTAAACCGTATATCTAATAAATTTGTAGACAGTAAAATACAAATATATGACGGCATGGAAAGAGCATGGAAACCTAATCAGTTTGATGCAATTAAAATAGATGTCATAGATACAATGTCATGGTTTTACAGACGTTTTGGCGGTCAGAATGGTATGTGGGGTAAGAACAAAGAAGGCCAAAGCCGTTGGATGGACAAAGAAACTATGAACCTGAATGCTAGACAAGAAAATTACAGGTACAGACATGCAGGCATGCAACGATATACAGAAACAATTGATGCACAGGTTGTTAGACCAATAGAAGCAGCAGGCTACAATTCAAGCATGCTATCTACAATGCTCTTGTTAAGAAACCTTGCGGTATCACAACAACGTATGGGTAAAGCAAACCCTATGGGTTTATGGGCGCAAATTAAAGCTATGGGCAAAGAAGGTGAAGCTATTGCAAACGAGTTTGTAGGTGAGCGTACACCACTAGAAGCATATCAATGGTTTGCTAAAGAGCATCCAATGCTTGATCAAGCAGCTACTAAATTTTATGAGTTACGTAGAAAATATGTATTTCCGTTAATTATTGAAAGTAAAGCATTTGATAAAGCAACATTAGATAAAATTTTAAATAACGAAGCATACATTAATTTTAATGTATTGAAATATGCACTTGAAAGATTAGACAGATCAGGTGGTAACAACATTTCATCTGCATCATTTAGCAAAGCTACTGAAGGTACACTAGCTGATATAGTAGACCCATTATTAGCTACAATGCAAAAAGACATGTTAATTATGTCTGAATTAAAACGTAATCGTATGATTCACGATTCTATTCTTTGGATGCAAAAAAACAAAGATTGGATAGAAACCTTTGATGCAAAAAAAATGGCTAATAAAGGTTTTGCAAAATATGGAACATGGAAAGATGTAGTTGTAGAAAAAGCCAAATATATTGACAAAGGTAAAGTAGAACCACCACCTGCAGGTATGGAAACTATAGCTTTTATGCTTAATGGTAAATACCGATATTACCATGTTAATAAATTTGCAGCACAAACATTTAAAAGAAATCCACATGAATTTGTAAGATTGATGACATATGCTGCATCTGCTAATAACTTTTTTAGAACAATATTTACTGAATACAATCCGTATTTCTGGGCTAAAAATAATTTTAGAGATATGGGAAGGTCTGTAAGAAATTTACCTAACGCTAGATATTTTGATTTTGCAGGAGGCGGCAAACACTCTGTTGTTAAATATTGGTTTAAATCTTTAAAGCCTACATGGAAATCTATTATGGGTAATAGAAAAGGTACAGAGTTAACTAATTGGATGGAAAGTGAAGGTTTCCTTATATCGCAAATGGAAGGTTATAGGGGTAAAGCAGGTGAAGCTGCATTAGCTAAAATGTTTGAAAAAGGCACGTTAACGCCTGATCAATTTGTTGTAGAAAAAATGTTACAACGTATGTCACCTAAAGAATACTCATCAATGTATGACAAAACAATGGGTAGGTTTTTTCAAGCAATTAGTGATTTTGCTAAATTTCAAGAAAGATCATACAAAGTTGCAGGCACAATGTATTTAAAAGATATGATTAAGCGTGGTGAAATTAGTATGTCTACGCAAGAAATGATGCTTAAAATACAAGGTGATGTAGGGTCACCAAGTTTTTTACGTACAGCTAAATATCATCAAGTAACTAATAATATCCTTATTTTTTCTAATGCTATGAAAGAAGGTGTTAGAGGTGATTATGTTAGGTTAAGAGAAGACCCATTATCAGTAACTACTAAGTTTATGGCCTACAATGTAGCACCTAAATTAATACAAAAAGCTATGAAATACGGTTTATTTGGTACAGCATTAGCTACGTTCTATGCAGGTGTAAATAAATACGATGAACAAAATTATATTATTATTCCATTAGGTTATACTAAATCAGGTAAACCTATATATTTCCGTATACCACAAGACGAATCTGCAAGAGTTATGAATGGATTTATTGGTTTAACTGCAGACATGGTATTAGGTGATGGTGAGATTGGACTGCAAAACTTTATGCAAGCATTAGAAAGTGATGTAATGCCAAGTCTAAACCCTATTATTCCATTAATTGCAGATACAATAAAATTTGCTAGTGGTGGTAATCCTATAGATAATTTTAGAGGTGAGTACGCATTAGATGATGATGTATGGAAAGCACAGAATATTAAGACACAAACAGAAGCATTAAAGTATATGTGGAACACCTATGGAGGGTCTAGTATTTATAGGCTTAGATCAGATGACCCAACAGAAATTGTAGATGAATTAGAAGAAATATTAAAAATACCACTAGCAGGACAACTAGCTAATGTTTTTATAAAAGTAGGTGAGCATCCTGTTAAAATGGATATATTTAAAGATTTCAAATTGTTAGATAGACAAAACAGTAGAGAAAGCCTAATATTTAAAGATGCAATGAAAAAGATCATTAGCCAAGATGATACTCCATTAACTGCAGAAGAAATTAAAGTTATTGCAAAACGTAGCGATTATATTAAAAACAACACTATGTTGTATGACGCATTAAGTAAATCAACAGGTGGTACAGATATATTATCAATGTTAATAGGTGAAACTGATATAAAAAAGAAAGCGCTAATAATTAAAAACATACAGAATTTTGCACAAGAGAATCCTGCGGATTTTCCACTGTTGTTTCAAGCAGAATAATGGTATGATAGGAGTTAAAAAATGACTATATCAACTACAACAATTAAGAACAGTTATAGTGGTGATGGAAGCCAAACGGTATTTGCATATTCGTTTAAAATTTTAGATCAAGCTGATATTCAAGTTATTATAAGGGCTTCTAACGGTACTGAAACAGTTAAAACAATTACTACACATTATACTGTTAGTGGTGTAGGCGCAGCTAGTGGCGGTAACGTAACTTTTACAGTAGGTAATGTACCCACAAATACAGAAACAGTAGTTATACGAAGAACAACAACTAAAACACAAACAGTTGATCTTGTTGAAAATGACCCATTTACAGCAGAAACAGTAGAAGGTGCATTTGATAGATCAGTAATGATTGGTCAAGAGATTGATGAAGAAGTAGGCCGATCAATAAAATTATCACGTACAAATACAATGACATCTACAGAATTTACAGTAGATGCAGCAACGCGTGCAAACAAAATTTTAGCATTTGATTCTAGCGGTGAGATTGCTGTAACACAAGAATTAGGTACTTTTAAAGGAAACTGGGGTGCTACAACAAGTTATGCTGCACGTGATATTGTAAAAGATACCACAACAAATAATATTTTTATTTGTACTGTATCGCATACTTCATCGGGTACAGAACCATTAACTACAAATACAGATACTGGTAAATGGGCTTTATTAGTAGACGCAGCATCAGCAACTACTTCAGCTACAGCAGCATCTACAAGTGCTACAGCATCAGCTACAAGTGCCACGGCATCTGCAAGCAGCGCAACAGCAGCAGCCGCATCAGAAACAGCAGCAGCTTCTAGCGAAACAGCAGCAGCATCTAGTCAAACTGCAGCCGCAAGTAGTCAGACAGCAGCCGCATCAAGTGCAACTGCAGCAGCAGGAAGTGCTAGTGCAGCAGCAGCAACATTTGATTTATTTGATGATGCGTACCTTGGTGCAAAGTCAAGCAACCCATCAGTAGATAATGACGGTGACGCATTAACAGATGGTGCATTGTATTTTGATACTACGAACGATGTAATGAAAGTTTACAATCTTGCTAGCACTACATGGTTACAACTTACACCAACAGTTACAAATCAAAACAATATTAATTCAGCAGTTGCAAACGAAAGCAATATTAATGCAGCAGTTTCAAACGCAAGTAACATAAATTCAGCAGTTTCAAATGCAACCAACATAAACACCGTAGCAGGAATTTCTAGCGATGTAACGAGCGTAGCGGGAATAAGCACTGCAGTATCAAATGTAAATTCAAATTCTACTAACATTAATGCAGTTAATTCAAATTCTACTAATATTAACACAGTAGCAGGTGCAAATAGTAATATAACGAGCGTAGCAACCAACATAGCTTCAGTTAACACAGCAGCAACAAATTTAACTTCTATTAACAGTTTTGCTAATACATATTTAGGGCCAAGTAGTTCAGCACCAACAGCAGACCCAGACGGTAGCGCACTAGATGTAGGTGATCTTTATTTTGATACGACATCTAATGTAATGAAAGTTTACTCATCAGGCGGGTGGATTACGGCTGCGTCCGCAGTAAACGGAACAAGTAATAGGTTTCACTACAGCATATCATCTAGCACAACAACTGTAACAGGCGCAGATGATAATTCAAAAACTTTGGCATATGATGCGGGATTTGTAGATGTGTACCTAAACGGCGTGCGTTTAACTGAAGGGGATATTACAACAACTTCAGGAACAAGCATAGTATTTGCTAGCGCAATTGGCGTATCAGGAACAGATGAAGTTGATATTGTAGCATACGGTACATTTACATTATCTAATTTTAGTATAAATGATGCTAATGATGTAGATACATCTGGTGCATCTGTAGGACAATTTTTAAAATGGAACGGTACAAACTACGTACCAGACACAGTTTCAACAGATTTAGTTGCAGATACTACACCACAATTAGGTGGCAATCTTGATGGTAATGGAAACACGATAGACTTAGGAGCAAACAATACTTCATTAGGATTACCAGTAGGCTCAACAGCAGAACAACCATCAGCAGACGCAGGTCAAATAAGATATGATACTGATAAAACAGCAGTAATGTATTCTGATGGTTCTGCATGGTATAAAATTTCTTCAACTATTCCTACATTAAGTAGTGTTACTGGAAGTTATTATGAAGGAGTATCAAAAACTTTAACTTTAGCAGGTACAGGATTTTTAAGTGCTAATTTAATAGTTACTTTTACTCACAGTTCAACTGATAGAACAGTAACAGTAACACCATCAAGTGATACTGCAGCTACAGTTACAACACCAAGTGCATTAGATAGTGCTGTTTCAGGAGGTGATACAGTAGGTATTAAAGTTACTAATAGTGATGGTGCTAATTCTGGTACACAAAACATTACAGTATTAGCTTTACCAACAGGCGGTTCTATTTCAAATTCTGGTAGTTACAGAATACATACCTTTAATTCATCTAGTACATTTACCGTACCATCTGGTTTAACATTAACAGGTGTTGAATACCTAGTTGTTGCAGGCGGTGGCGGCGGAGGTAGCGGACAAAGCGGCGCACACGTTGAAGGTGGCGGCGGCGGTGGCGCAGGAGGTATGAGAACAGGTACTGTTAGTTCAGTAAGTGCAGGTTCTAATACTATTACTGTTGGAGCGGGCGGTTCGGGTGGTACGAGTAACCCAAGTAACGGTTCTACAGGTTCTAATAGTTCTGCCCTTGGAATTACATCAAATGGCGGCGGCTCTGGCGGAGGTAGTAATACATCAGGTGGAAGCGGCGGCTCTGGTGGTGGGGGTGGTTCAGGCCCATCAGGTTCAGGAGCAGGTTCAGGAACATCAGGTCAAGGAAATAATGGTGGAGCAGGAGCAGATTCAGCTAGATCTGGTGGTGGCGGCGGTGCAGGTGCTGTAGGTGGCGCAGGCCCTTCTTACGTTACTGCAGGTAACGGTGGCGCAGGAACTGCATCATCAATTACAGGTTCATCAGTAACATACGCAGGCGGTGGCGGCGGTGGTTCATACAATAAAGGAACAGGCGGCTCTGGTGGCGGAGGAAATGGTGTTAATTATAATTCACCAACTACAACAGGTGTAGCAGGTTCAGCCAACACAGGTGGTGGAGGCGGAGGCGGTGGTCTTAGTGGAAGTTCAATAGCAGCTAGCGGCGGCTCAGGTATTGTAGTAATAAGGTATCAGTTATAGGATAAAAATATGGCACATTATGCAAAAGTTTTAGATGGAAAAGTAATAAAAGTTATTGTAGCTGAAGAAGATTTTTTTGACACATTTGTTGATGATAGTGCAGGCGAATGGGTACAAACATCATATAATACTTTTGGTAATCAACATAAATTAGGTGGCACACCATTAAGAAAAAATTTTGCAGGTGTAGGTTTTCATTATGACGGTACAGGATTTTATGAACCAAAACCTTTTAACAGTTGGACATTAAACAATACAACTTATTTATGGGAAGCACCTTTAACAAAACCAGATGGTCTTCATACTTGGAATGAAAGCGCTTATCAAGCAGACAACACAACAGGATGGGTAGCTTATACTCCACCATCTGAAGGAGGAGGAGATTAAATATGACTAAAGCAAGAGATATAGCAGCATTAATACAATCAAATGGGAAAATAGCAAATTCTGATCTTGATATTTCATTTGAAAACATTACCGATACTGGTACTGAAGGTACTAAAATTGCTTTAGGTACAACAGGTCAACGTGGTTCTACTCAAGGTCAAATTAGATTTAATTCTACAATTGGATTAGCTGAATATTATACTGGCACTGCTTTTAAAAGTATTGATAGCCCACCAACGATTTCAAGTATTGATGACACCGAAGTTGATAGTGCAGGTGGTGGTAATCAAACAATAGTCATTACTGGTTCTAGTTTTAATTCTGGTGCTACAGTTACTTTTGTAGGTGCAAGTGGAACAAATTTTAACGCATCAACTGTAACAGTAGATAGTGCTACTCAAATTACAGCAGTTGCACCTAAAGCTAGTTTCTTAAATGCACAAGAACCTTATGGTGTAAAGGTTACTAATACATCTGGTTTAGCAGCAACATTAGCTTCACAAATTAATGTAGATAATTCACCTACATGGTCAACGGCTTCAGGAACAATTTATAGTGGAAATGATTTAACAGATGTTTCAGTCACAGTTTCAGCAACAGATGCAGATGGGGATACAGTTACTTATGCTGTTCAAAGTGGTTCTTTACCTGCAGGTACAAGTTTAAATTCTTCTACTGGTGCAATCACAGGCACACCAACAGGAGTGAGTTCTGACACAACTTCAACATTTACTTTAAGAGCAACAGCAGGAGGTAAGACTGCTGATAGACAATTTAGTATAGTTATTAGAGATGCAACAATACAAGCATTTACTTATACTGGTTCAGACCAAACATGGACAGTTCCATCTGGCGTAACAGCAGCTACAATTCAAGCATGGGGAGCAGGTGGTGGTTCAGATAGTAGTAATTCTGGTCAATATGGTGCGGCAGGTGGATATGCAACTGGAATATTAACAGTTTCAGCAGGCGATGTTATGAAAATTGTTGTTGGTCAAGGCGGGCCAATGGGCGCTCATGGCGGTTCTGGCGGTTCTGGCGGTGGATATTCTGGTATATTTTTAACGTCTGTTAGTCAATCAAACGCAAGATTAATCGCAGGTGGTGGCGGTGGTGCAGGCGATGGAAACATGGGTGGTGAAGGTGGAGGTCTTACTGGTACAGATGGTAGAGAAGATTCATCAAACAATAACCACGGTAGAGGTGGTACACAATCAGCAGGTGGTGATAAAGGAAATATAAGTTATAGTTCACAATCTGGAATTTTACCAACATCAGGTTCAGCATTACAAGGTGGTAATGGTGGTGGAGATGCAGGAGGAGGAAATAGTTATACACCTGCCGCTTATGGTGGTGGTGGTCAAGGTGGACATGAACCTGGCGGTTCGCAAGGTGGCGGCGGTGGTGGCGGTGGCTACTATGGCGGCGGCGGCGGTGATGGTAACGCCTTTGGTAACAACAATGGTCAAGGAGCAGGTGGCGGAGGAGGTTCTAGTTATATAGGACATGCAAATATTTCAAGTGGAAGTACAACATCTGGTTCAAATCAAACATCTGGTGGTGCATCTGCTGCTAACTATGCAAGTGGTATTGGTAATGCAGGTACTAACACAGCAGGAAACAACGGACGAATTGTAATTACTTTTTAAAATTATGGATATGATGGTTTGGAATATATTGTTGACAGTAACCCTTGGATTAGGAGGTTGGATTGCATCTAACATGTACAGAGAACAACAAAGAATTGGTATATTATTAAACAGAACACGTGAAGAAGTAGCAAAAGAATACGTTACTAAAACAGAGTTACATCACGATATGAATAGAATAATAGATAGACTTGATCATTTAGATGGAAAAATAGACAAATTTCTTGAAGGGATTAAGAAGTGAATGGATACTCCAAGATTGCATTATTCTTATTCTCAGTTATTTTAGGTGGGTTTTTAGCAGTTGGCACAAACGCATTAGCAGAAACTAACACTGTAAGCAGCACTGTAACAGGTACAACTACAGTAGATAAAACACCCCCTACAGCATCAGCACCCTCTATAGTTATTAACAATCAAGACGTATGTACAACAGGTACATCGGTTGCCGTACAAACTCAGATACTTGGTTTTGCTACAGGCCAAACAATTACAGATGACAATTGTGAAAGATTAAAACTTGCACGATCATTGTATGGTATGGGCATGAAAGTAGCTGCTGTGTCTGTGCTATGCCAAGACGAAAGAGTATGGGATGGCATGTGGATGGCGGGAACACCGTGTCCATTTTTAGGCAGCATAGGTAAAGACGCAAAACAACAGTGGGAAACTAATCAAAATATGATACCTGAAGGCACTGATATGATGCAAATGATGCCTGTTAAAAAAGAAGATACTAAGGAAAAAAAAACGAAAAAAAAAGGTGGGGGGGTAGATGAAAAAACTGGGCTATCTATATTTAGTGGTCTTGCTGTTCTGTTGTTCTTACTCTAACGCATACGAACCACAGTATCAGGTAGGTGCAACTGGCCCTAACGGTGGTACTGTTACATCTGTTAATGTAGTGCCTACGTTAGTAGATACACAATCAGAAATGGTTGGTGATTATTTAGAATTTACTTACACATATGAATACGAAGAAACTGTACAAGAAACAGTGCAACAAACAACAACTACAACAGCTATTGTTATTACAGAAAAAACAGATCAATTAATTAATACAGGTACAGTAACCGATACAAATATATCTACCAATTGTTCTTGGGCTAGTGGTACAGACTTTTGTACTGCAGGTGAGAATGTAGGCGGTGGTAGTAAAACTTATACTTTTGATGTGTCAGACTATACTAATAAAAAAGAATTAGATTATGGCAGCAGCGTAACATCACATGTTTCTAATGCCAATGTACCCTTGTGTTCAGCTACTAATAATGATTGTAAAGATGAATTTAAGTTAACTGTAAAACTACTTGATAATGGTGTAGTATCACAAACGTATACACATAACTATGCAAGTATGAATTGGACAGGAACACAGAATTATACTTTTAATCAAGACGTATCAGCATTAAGTTTTGATACTGCGCAGCTTGAATTATATGGTATGGACGCAGGGTATTACAGTGGATACTTTGGCCCTGCATTTAGTAACACATATTTTAATTTAACATACGATCATTTAACAACAGTTATTAATACAATAATTAATAATGTTACAATGACATCAATATTAAATACGCAAGAGTATGCGTATGATTCTGAATATATCCCACCCCCACCACCTATAGAAGTTGATTATACAGATTACACTGTAGATGCAGGTGTAACGTTTGAAATGGAATTAGATACATTTGATGGTGGCATGGCAACGTTTGAGGTAGAGATTACAGATGCGGGTATGGGTGAATTTGATATAGCAATTAATGAAGTAGAAGCAGTAGAGATAGTTACTGAAATGCCTGAACCTGAAATGACAGAAACTATTGAAGTAGCACAGGCAGATGTAGAACAAGAACCTGCAACAGAGCCAGAGCAAACAGAAACAGTTGAGCCAGAAGCGGAGGCAGAAACTAATGAACCAGAACCAGATGTTCAGGAAGATCAATCCAGTAAATCTAGCGAAGAAACTACAACTGAAGAAGGGGGAAACGATACACAAACCCCCAAAAAAGAATCTAAGCCCAGTGATAAAAAGAAATCAAATAGTAGAAGTACAGCTATTGCTTACTCAACAATACTTGAAACTACGAGAATGATTGTAATGCAGCAATCACAAGCAGTTAAATCATTTGATACTTATACTCAAGTATCATTACCAACAATAGAATTCTATCCTGTCTATGAGATTAAAGGTGGTGAGAACTACGACAATCCATATGGCATGTGGTGGATGGGTGCATCAGATGTACTAATGAACGATATGGTGGAAATGCAATGGCAGAACTAGATGTAGGTGGCGTTAAAGTCAAAGGAGGCAAAGGTCTTGGTTTACTAATGGCTGCAGCTACTTTGATAGGTGCGCTGTATGGTGGCTTTGAAGTGTATAAGGATTATACAGACATGAAGGAAAAACTATCTAACCTTGATATTGGTGCAATTGAGGCTAAAAATGCTGTGCTTGAAACTAAATTAGAGGAGGCAATAGACTATGTTCAAGATATTAAAGATGATCTACGTTCAGATGTTATCCAAGTTGAAAAGGCTTTGGGTAATGTTGAACAACGCATTCGCTTGGTTGAAGGCGAAAATCGTACAAGTATACAAGAAGCTAAAAAATGGTTTGATGAGCGTACTTCCAAAGTAGATGAAAAATTAAACGCATTGGAAGAAAGACTTAATAAAAGGCTACGTGATGCGTTACAAAACCCATTGTTAAAAGATATGAGCAAATGAGTAAGAAACTGGAAAAGGGTAGTGTGTACGAAAAACTTGATACAAACGGTGATGGCATAGTGTCAGACAAAGAGTTTGATATGAAACAAAAGCTAGTGCTGCTTGAAAACGAAGACAAAAAACAAGATCAACAACGTTACTTAGTTTGGTTTTCTGCACTATCGGTTACTGTATTTATTGTTGTTTTAATGACACCTATTATTCCTATGGAAAGAATAGATCATTTGTCAGGCATTGCTGAAATATGGGTACTGTCTAACATGGGAGTGATTGGTTCATTTATAGGTTTTAATCAAATAAATAAAAGGAGGGCATCACATGATGAATCTACTAGGTAGTTTAGTTGGGCCAGTCACAGGTCTGCTAGATAAGTTTATTGAAGACAAGGATACGAAGAACAAGTTAGCCCATGAGATTGCTACTATGGCAGAGAAGCAAGCGCATGAAGCTGCAATGGCACAAGTGTCTGTCAATCAAGCAGAAGCAAAACATAGAAGTTTGTTTGTTGCAGGTTGGAGGCCATTTGTAGGATGGATTTGCGCTGTTGCATTATTGTACCATTTTGTACTTAATCCAATTATTTTATTTGGTGCAGGGTGGGCAAACGTTGAGATACCAGAGTTGCCTGCATTTGATATGGATAGTCTAATGACTGTCTTGTTAGGTATGCTTGGACTTGGTGGCTTACGTTCATATGAAAAAAGCAAAGGATTAACTAAATGACATTTAAATTATCAGAACGATCATTAACTAAACTAGAACCCGTAAAGCCAGAATTGTTTGATGTAGTTATGGAAGCTATTGAAATAACTAAAGTAGATTTTGGTGTAATTTGTGGCCTTAGAACAGAGGATGAACAAAAAAAACTGGTAGCTAGTGGTGCTAGTCAAACTATGAAATCCAAACATTTGACAGGTGATGCTGTAGATTTAATGGCATACATTGGGTCAAGAGGTACATGGGAACTTAACATGTATGATGATGTGGCAGAGGCAATGCGTGAAGCTGCCCAAAACCAAGGAGTTAGAATTAGATGGGGTGCTGCATGGACAGTGCCAGATATTGCTGATTGGAATTTATCTATGGAGGATGCAATGAATTCTTACATTGATGAGCGAAGGGCTGAAAGACGTAGACCATTTATTGATGCTCCACATTTTGAATTGAATTAAGATATGAGCAAAAGAATTGCTGCGTGGATTATTTTGTTTGTGCTTTTATGGCTAGTGCTACAAGCAGTAGTTGGTTGCACATATAGATTTTAACGCCACATACATCCAATAAAATGACCGCTACCATCGTTCATTATATGAGCATTGATAGGGTAGTCTGCATACGTTGTTAATTTTAAACGTAGCACATCGCATAGGTCTGCAAAATCAAATTCTTTTACAAGCTGCATAGACTCTATCATTTTTTTTGTAAGAGGTACTAACTGATACAAGTTATCTGACAGTATTATTAAATCCATTACTTAGGTAAGATACTTTTTATCTTTTCAAGATACACAATTAAATCCCATGCTTCTTCCTGTGCATCATCTATCCAACTATGTAATGATTTTTTAGCATCCGCCATTGTGCCACCATAACTATCAATGCCTGCGTTAGAGCGATCATTGGCACGTTTAATTATGGCAGCTACAATAGGGTCTTTGGTTAATTTAAATGCCATTAAAAGGCCACATTATTCCAATGACTACAGAATTTATTAACACTGCAGTAGTGGGCGCAACGTGTATCCTCACCTTTACGTAACACAATGTTACAACCTTTGCCTTCTTTCATACTGTTCTTAGACATATAATCCAAGGCTTCTTGTCTTGTAGGTAATAATCGTACAGCAGATTTACGTCCATCCTTCATTACAGCATATTGATCTTCTTTATGCCAACGTTCTTCAGGTGTACATATAGGTGGTTCTGCCATTTTCTGTGCTGCTTGATGCAATTGTATACGTTCACTAATATAAACGTCTTGCACTTCAGGTGACCAACGTTCAATTGGTATAACAACTGCTTGATGTTTAGGATAGTTAACAGATGTTAATGCTTTTATCTTAGACCAATCACGTAAGATAGCTACAATGGCCAAAGACTTAACTTTGATACCATCATTTTCTTTAACCAATGAGTTACGTACAAGCCAATCAAGTATATTTAGTTGTGCTTCCCATTCTGCCTTACCTTTTAATGCTGCATCCATGGCTGACCATGCAGATGTAGTCTTAAAATCAAGCAATTCACCATCACGTGATAGATAATCAAACGTACCAGATAGTTGCCATCCGTGTGTCTTATCGTTTTTCACGAATATTCTACGCTCTGTAAGGTCTTCAGTGCCTTCTGCAGCACGTTCTATGACATGATGGGTAGATTGACCCAACAAAGACCAGATACGGTCTGATACGTCTTCTTCTAGGCTCTCATAGTGCCTTTTAGTTAACGCTGTAATGCGTGGTGGTTGCAACAACCGTGTTGCAGAAATATCACTGCCACCAGAATCATACGGGTCATTAGTTACTGCGCGTTGTATTGCCGCAGGTAAATTAGCATTGTTAGTTATTTTCATAGCAACCCCCTAAAATGGTACAGTTTCATCATCAGACAAATCGGGCATTGGCTCACCATTATGCTCATCACCAAGGTCTTGTGTGTCTGCTAATTCTTTTGATCTAAGAATGATGTTACGTATACCATCCGCAAGTTTGTTAAACTCCTCACGGTTACCCTTTTGGTATTCATCAACTGAAAACACTACAGCTTCGTGAAACTGCTCTGCTAATGATGCTTGATCATCTTTAGGCAATGGCATGATAGATGTAACACGCGGTCTACCATTCTTACCTTCCATTACATTAATGAAACATGGAACACCACATAGCTTTGATATATCAAAACCCTTTTTTTCCATTTCAGTAAATGGACGGCCACGCCATGCTGACAAGTCTTGTCCCAATGTAGCTTTTTCATGCAGCGATAGTGTATAAAACTTGCTGATAGTTAAAGGTTCACCATTGTTATTAGACTCAGATGGTACTTCCCAGATAATCATACATTGACGTTTCCAAGTTATCTGCCCATCATAGTTGTTTTCTTGTGTGCCTAGATCAATTACTTTTACACATCTAGCCTTGTGTACTCCTGTACTTACTTCAGGATATTTGGACTCATTGTCCACTGTTTTCGCAATAATACTCATGTCTACTCCTTTTTTAATATTTACTATTGGAGTGTCTATTATATTAACTTAGGTTACTAAAGTCAAGCATTATGTTGACATTTGTTAATATTATAAGTATTATGTACTTAGATCAATAAAGGATTGTTATTATGAATTCATTATATGAACTTGCTAAAGAACGCAAGAAAGAGGTGGTAACTAAATATGGTGGTAGAAATCTATCACGTATGTTAAATATTAGCCACCCTGCTGTATCTAAATGGCAAGTTATACCCCCTTTGCGTGCTTATCAAATAGCAGATATAGGTGATTTTGATTTGGATTATTTACGTCCCGATTTAAAACACGCAGACGAAATTGCTCCGTTGCCGCAGGGAGTAGGTCACTAATCTTAGGCTAAAAATACTGGCGGCACGGGAGGTACGGCTTTTCTCATTGTTGCCTGCCTCCCTTTTTATTACCCAATAAATATGGCAATGCTATGGCAATGCTATTACTTTGCTACCGTTTTGCTAATGGCAAATCAATCCCCTTCATCTTCACCTTCACCTTCAACTGCACCTACAACTTCAAACAAGATAGGTAGAAGCCTTTACACATATTTTGCAAATGGTATTGACATAGGTTAACATGGATAGTATATTATTAACTTAACAGAAATTAACAGGTAACAATGAGAAAAAAATCTACAGACGAACAATCACCTGCGTTTCAGTTTTACGCTAATGATTGGATAAGCGAACCAAGCCGTATGAAAATGTCCCTTGAAGAACAAGGTGCGTACATTCTTTTGTACTGTCATTGTTGGCGTGGTTTTAGAATACCAAATGATTATGAAATTATGTCTAAGATGTGCAATTGCACTATAGATAAAATTAAAAAGATGTGGCCTGCTATGAAACATATGTTTTTTGAGCAGAATGATAAGCAAGGTAGTTTTTTAATATGTTTGCAAGCTGAAGAAGAAAGAAAAGAACAAGCGTTGAACCGTAAGAAACGCCAAGTTGCGGGTAAAAAAGGTGCAGACAAACGATGGGGGAGCAAGGATGAAGTACAATCCAAATAGTCACCATGGAATATTTATGCAAGCCTTTGGCACACATCACAGTTTCCAAACATTTTGTGATAAAGGTAAAAATCGTAAGATCATAAGACAATTACATGGCACGTTGGAAGAACACATTGATGAATTATGGTCACTTAATCAACAAGGTGCAGGTGTATTTTTCACTGTTAATCAGACAGATTTAACAGGCAGAACAACTAAAAATATTACAAAAGTTAGGGCTGTGTTTATTGATTTAGATGGCACACCGTTGCCTGATAAGTTTGATCTTAAACCTAATTTTATATTAAGCACATCACCAGAAAAATATCATTGTTACTGGTTAGTCAATGACATGCCATTAGAATCATTTACTTTGTATCAACAAGCGTTAGCTGCAAAGTTTAATTCAGACCCAGTTGTAAAAGATTTGCCAAGAGTTATGCGTGTTGCAGGGTTTTATCATAACAAAAGTAAACCATATCCAATTAAAGTTATTGGTGCGCAAGGTATAGACACACCGTACAGCATGGCTGAGATAAAGCATGGTCTTGATCTTAAAAGGCCAGAACAAGAAATGTTTAAATCAGATTACAAGCCATCTATGTATCAAGGTAAATACACAGGCACACTTAGATATGGTGTGGGCAGAGGTGATAGACATGCAGCATTAGTTAAGATGTTAATTGCTATTAGAAAACGTGGCGAGTCAGAAGACTATGCAAGAGAAGAAGCACTAAAATTTGCTAACGCTTGCAATCCACCAGAAAATCACAATGAAGTTTTGTTTCAAGTAAAAGACATTTGGAGTAGATATGCACCTTAGAGATTACCAAGAACTAGCATTACAAAAACTGCGTGACTCAATGCGTGCAGGCAATAAAAAATTATTGCTTGTTGCTCCAACGGGTAGCGGTAAGACAGTAATAGCAGGCGCAATGATCAAAGCTGCTGTAGATAAAAGCAATAATTGTTTGTTTGTGGCACATAGACGTGAATTAATTGATCAATGTAGCGATAAACTACGCCAGTTTGATGTGAACCATGGCGTAATTATGGCAGGTAGATCGGCTAATATTGGTGCAAGAACACAAGTTGCAAGCATACAAACGTTTACAATTAGAAAAGAAAACAAATTTTTTAACAAACCAAATGCAGACGTTATTATTTTAGATGAAGCACACCGTAGTGTAAGTAAATCATTTAAAGATTTGATTGAAGAATACCCTGAAGCATATGTAATTGGCCTAACTGCAACGCCTGTACGTAATGATGGCAAAGGTTTAGGCGGAATATATGATGATCTAATTGAATGCGGTAGTATACGAAAGTTAACTGAAGAAGGTTATTTAGTACCTAATCGTGTAGTTGCACCAACAATGCCAGACTTAGATGGTCTTAAAATAATGGCAGGTGATTATGAAAAACGTGGTCTTAACAAACGTATGAACACACCTAAGTTAGTTGGTGATTTAGTTACGCATTGGTTACGACATGCTGAAGGCAGGCCAACTGTTGTGTTTGCTACATCAATTGCACACAGTAAATACATATCTAAAATATTTAATGATAATGGCATACCTGCAGGTCATGTTGACGGTGACATGGATGAACTTGAACGTGAACAAGTGCTGCATGATTTACACCATGGCAAAATAAAAGTGTTATCTAATTGCCAAGTATTAACAGAGGGATGGGATGAACCCAAGGTGTCTTGTGTTGTACTTGCAAGGCCTACTAAATCTTACGGCATGTATTTGCAGATGGTTGGAAGGTCTTTGCGTCCGTTTGAAAACAAAAAAGATACATTAATTATTGATCATGCAGGCTGTGTATATGAACACGGGTTTCCTGAAGATGTGCCTGATTGGGAACTAACTGCTGATAAGATTACCAGACAACAAAAGAAAGAACGTAAGGAAATAGATAAGCAGCCGTTTACATGCACTAAATGCAATGCCGTTTATCATCCTACCAGAATATTAAGAACTTGCCCTGTGTGTGGTCATGCGCCTACAGAAGCAGACAAAAAAGTATTAATTAAGCAGGGACGTTTGATTGAGTTACCAAAAGCAGACATTAATGCACAAGATAAGCAAGAATTTTACGCACAGCTTTTATTTCACAGCAAACAAAAAGGCTACAAAGAAGGTTGGGCAAGTTGGACATTTAAAGAAAAGTTTGGGCATTTTCCACACAGTAAACGTGTGATGCCAAAACCTGTGGGCGATGAGGTCAAAGGCTACCTGCGCCACTTGCAAATTAAAAAAGCTAAATCAAATGGGGGTGTTTATGTCAGAGGACGCTAAAGAACAACAAATGCACAAGCTGCGTGAGGTAGGTATAAAACATGCAGCAGCTAAACGTGATCTAACTGTGTTGGAACACAACAGGCAAATCATGCTGTCAAACTTGATGAAAAAGTATATGATTAGAGGTGAGAAGACAGCAGCAGGACAGGAACGGGAAGCACGTGCAGACCCAGAGTATGCGCAACACATTGAGGCATTGGGCATAGCTGTTGAAGAAGAATTAAAATGGGCATGGGAAAAAAAGATAGTTGATATTAACTTTGAGAAATGGAAAACCAACATGATTAACCAAACCATTGAGCGAAAGAAATATGGCTAAAAAAAAACCTGCAACCGTTGAAGAAAAAAAACACATGTCACGTGTTGCCAATTTGGGCTGCGTTGCCTGCGCACAATTAGGCCATTACGATTCACCTGCAGAGATACACCATATAAAAAACCATACAGGCATGGGCAGGCGGTCTAGTCATTTTGAAGTTATACCGCTTTGTTATTTGCATCACCGTGGGACATATGGCTATCATACAAGCCCTTCAGAGTTTACAGGTAACTATGGAACGCAAACAGAACTGCTTAAAATGGTAATTGATTGGCTTGACTATGAAGATAAAAAAACGGGTCAGATAGAAGCATCCAACCCGTATACAAGGAACAATTTATTCTATGAATAATTATAATGCCTTTGATGTAAGTTTGTAACCATCCCCGAACAATTCATGGCCTAGATTGTGAATAACACTAAAACCCATGTCCATGCCGCAACCATTTACACCCATACATTTTGTTTGTTCTTTAAAAGTGTAGCCAAGCACGTTGCACATAGCACGCGTTAACCAAATGCTCTGCACTCTGTCTTCACCTTCTTTAAATGTATCTTTGACGTTAAACTTATAGAAAGTAATATGTCTATACATGCCAGAGTTAGAAACACGCTTAACAATGTAGTAAATTGTATCACCCTCATTAATGTGCTTTTGTAGATATTCATAACTTTCTGCTTTTTGTTGTTTTTTAGTTGTCATTGTTTTTTTCCTTTTCTTCTATGTTTTTTCTTTTGGCTCTAATCTCTACTATTTCGTTTTGTAAATTTACAACCACATTTAACAAAGCAATTTCATAGCAATATAATTCTTTTACATCTGCTTTGCTTATATCTATTTTCATTGTCATCGTTCTGTTCTCCTATTTTCTTCAATGGTGTGCCAAAGATTGATCGCACCCCACATTGCGACTATTGCAGCATCTACCTTGTCATTATCTGCAATCAGATAAATGGATAGCGTCCACAAGCAGCCAGTTAATATAAAACGCAACATCATGGCGTTAATTTTGCATTTTGTTTTTTAACCCAATCATCCAATATGCCACGTAATCCATCATCAAAACCGATATGTAATTCCTGCTTATTGTTTAATAGGTAATCAATTGCTTGCTGTTGCTGTGTGGGCGAAAGACCTTTTAAATGATCTTTCACAACAGTTTCAACCCACACCTTGCCAACACTAAAAAACGGGTTATCCATTTTTCACTGCTCCTAGTTTTATACTAAGCATTTCAATGACAGCATCATATGTGCTTTGCTTATGTGCGCCCACATTCCATTCTGTCATGTCTTCAACGTCCTCACCATGTGTGCCGCAATATGCTTTGCCATTTTTCCAGTTGTACACAGTAAACACACGACCATCGGGAAATTCAAACGCCCATTCAACATCTATCTTATCCTCTGCACCTGCACGCGGTCTGTATTTAAAATGCGGCTCACCAAACGCCTTAACCAAGTCAGCATACGAACGGTCATTGATATGCCCGTGTAAGTGTGTGCCGCCTGTGTTGTCACTTTTAACGATGTTTAATAAATCGCTATAGTGTTTGTCCTGTATTGCAAACGTAAGGCTTGAAGCTAGTGACTCTGCTTTGTCTTGATCACACTCTATCAACTCCTCTGCAAGCCATTGCAATTCACTGCCAGACAAGTTGTCAACTATCTGCCCTGCAATTGTAGCTGCTTGCGCTCTACCTTCTGCCATTGCCTGCTGTGCGCTGTCATCGTTATGACTATCATTTTCAATGTCATCCCAATATTCATTCTTTGTTTTACTCATGTTATTGCTCCTATAGTTTGTTAGCGGTGTACAAACATGCACCACCGCCAATCATTGATATTAGGCCGTAACCGACCACCATTAACATTGTAGGCAAATCGTTAGCATACTCCATGCACTTGCCATCACAATCATTGGCACTGCCTGCGACAGCCATCAGACCGACAGTTAGCGCAATAGTACCAAATACGTTTAAAAATGTTTTCATGTTATTTACTCCAGTAACCGTACACACAACGCGTTCCAAAACGTGACGGGTCATATGTATCATTAATTACGCCATCTATAACTGCTGTCACATGCTTACTGCATGACACTGCAATAGTCCCAGACGGCAACTCATTAGCTTTTAAATGCACCTTGCAACCTTGACCAATAAACATTGTTGGTGTCCATGTAAGTCCAAGCATAGCTGCAAGACGTTTGGTTGTAGGTTTGTAAACACCAGATCGCGCTGTTGATTTACCTCTACGCTTTTTAGATTTACGCTCACTAGAACCAAGTTGATTGATTAACGCTGCAACCTCTGCATAAGGTTTGCCGCTAACGATTGCAAATGATCTGCATACGCAATCACCTGCCTTAACAGTGTAGCCTGCATCTGCCGCGCCACCATCGTTGTATGTCCATATTGTATCCATGTTATATCCTCATTGTTATTAACATAGGTTAATCATACACTATTTATAAATGCACGCAAGAATTAATTTACCTTTATATATTGCACTTAAACTACTTTAGGTTATAATAACCAGTATGAGCGCAAAAACGTTGACAGATAAGCAAAAAGCATTCGTTGACTACTTTAGTCAGTTAGGCAATGCAACACATGCTGCAATCAAGGCGGGCTACTCAAAAGCCACAGCCGAACAACAGGGCTACGAGTTAAAGCGTAAGCTAGTAAACGAGATTGATTTAGCTACACGGGCTGCATTAGGCGGCGCTGTACCTATGGCCGTTGAGAAACTACAAAGCCTGATCACAGACGACAAGGTAGCGGCATCAGTCAAGTTGGGCGCAATCAATAGCATCTTAGACCGTACAGGCTACCAGACAGTCCACAAGGTAGAAGACGTAACCAAGCAACGTACAGACGAAGAACTACA